AGTAGTTTTCCAACATAAGTAAAATCTCGTTGTGCAGAATGGTCTAACATATTGTATGGATCAATCACACATACATTTACACCTTTTTGGAATACAAGTTGCTTAAAAGCATCTAAAATGCCTTTTAGGGTTAAGTTTTCAATATCTATTCTAACAAAGAAAAAATGCTGCTCAATAAAATCTTTGGTATTGTTTAAATCTTGTGTGTTACAATCTTTTTCATTTACTTTATTTGCTAACCTTTTGATGTGTGATTCGTAAGGATAGCTTTCAGGTGAAAACATTGCTACTCTAAAGTCCTCTTGTAATGCAAGATTAACACATATTTGGTCGATGACATCTGACTTTCCTGCATTTGGAATCCCTGTGCATACAGTCCATTCTCCGAAGCTAATGTTATAATACTCATTAGAGTTTCCCAATCGCACATTATAATTCTTGATTCCATTCTCGTTAAAGTTTAAAACACTATCCCAAATATCGTTAATATTTAGAACACCCTCGATAGGAAAGTTCTTTGCTTTACTAACAACTTCTCGTAGTTCACTTGCACCTTTGTTGATTAATATGTCATTAGCATCTTTATAATCGCCAAATTCAACATACTTACACCTACCTTGACCAAATCTTCTTGCAAGTTCACCTCGAAGTGATAATCCTGCTTGGTCATTATCGGTACATAATATTATCTCTGTTTTATCTACAAAATATTCCCAACAGTTGTCAAGATATTCTAATCGTTGTGATCCTTTAGATGCACCATTAGGAACTGAACAAACACTATAAAGCCCTGCTTCGTGTAAAGATAAAGCATCAATTTCACCTTCAACAATATAAATCTTGTCCATTTCTTTAATATTATCAAGACCATAAAAGATTAGTTCAGCATCTTTAAAGAGTTTAAAGTTCTTTTGTCCATCACGATATTTTATGTTTATTAATTGCTTTTCACGATAGTAATTAAAGTTTATTGCTATTCTTTCTTTTTGACTTGTGGAAAATATTCTATGGATTCGCTAATATTCCAATTAACGATTGTGGTTTCTGATATTCCTCTTTTAGCAAACCACTTTAAAGTTTTTTCCGATAGTTCAGATTTAACCTCAATAGGTTTTACATATTCTTTTTTTGCTTGAAGATTTACATTACCACTATATCCGCAATGATGACAGTTGAATAAACCTTTTGGTTCATTTATAGATAAGCACCTTTCGGTTTTCTTTTTTCTTGTACTACTGCACTTTGGACAAGTAGTGTGAAACTCACCAGTTTTAAAACCAATGTCAATTCCAAAATCTAAAAATTTTTCTTTCATTCTTTTTTCTTTTAATAATTCTTTTCAAAATCTAATTTATAAAATTTATATAAATTTTCATTCTTTATTTCCCAATTACCTGAATGTAATTCAAAAGTGGTGTTATCATTTCTTTTCCTTGTTGAGCCTTTAGGGTAATAACTCGCAAGTTCTTTAAACTTCTTTTTTGTAATCCAACCACAAATAGTCAAAATTTTTGTTTTTGAATTTATTGAACAAAATATAAAAGCATTAGCTTGGTAATTCATTTGTGTATCTAAAACATTATTTACATATTCCAATGTTGGTTGTACTTTTCTTTCCATTGTTTTTACATCAGCTTTATAAGTATTCCAATTAATATCATAGCCACCATCAAATTCATTTTTAAATTCAATAAGTTTAATTCCTAAATAATCTCTTATGACATTCTCTCCAACAATTCCTATGTATTGTTGTCTTTTATTACCATCAGCAAAACCCCTATTTCCAAAATTGATTTCTTTTATTAATCTTTTACTATGATTTATAATATTAATTTTTATTGGAATATCAATCATTTTCTTTTTCTAATGTTTCTAATAAATTTTCTAATTCACCTAAATTTCTCCAAGCAGCCTTTGCAAGATGTAATAATCCATCATCATCTATTGGATTTATTGAGTGATCTATTAAATGTCTTAAACAGGCATCTAAATGATCTGTAGATTTACTTTTATCCCAATGTAGTGGTTTATCTGGGTGGTGTTGTTTGTTACCTTGTAAACTTACTTTTGATATATACTTTATTGCTCTTGGAAAATATTTAAGAACTCCAGTATAAACTGGTTGTTCTTTTCTAATTTGATGTTTATCTTTTTTACTCATATATTTATTTTAATACTTTATAATATACTCTTGATATGTTATGCCAATTTTTCACACAATCAACTTCAAGTATAACATTTTTCTTTAAGGCAATTTTTTTTGTATAATTAATTAAATTCTCTATAGTAAATTCATCAAGAGATTTAATTTTATATGTTTTTTTTACAAAATCTAACCTTTTCCATCTTTTATGACCTATCTCACCATAGGTTATAATTAAAACTTTATTACACATTTCAATAGCATTTTCAAAACAATTAAAAGCACTTCCAAAAGGATCTATATCAATTAAATCAAATGTATATGAATTGTCATTTAAATATTTTGCAAGTATTTCTGCTTTTAAATTATATGTATTATACATAGATGGTATAATATCATTTGAAGTAACATTTTTTATATAATCTTCCCAAAAACTTTTTTCTGAAGCAAATAAATCTAAACAAGTTTCAATTTCGTTATTTTCAAGTATTTCTAAATTGGTTTTATACTTATCAACAATATGAGTTTTGTTATATGTCTTATTTTTTTTATTTAATCTTTTATATTTCAATCTTGTTCTTTGTTCCTCTCTATCTATACAAATAGATATATCTTTAAATGATAATCCAATATCATCTTTTAAATACAACAACCAATCTTCCTCTTGTTTTGTCCATTTTCTTCTGTTTTGTAACAAAAAAGAACCGTGTTCTGCCTTAACTTTCATATCAGGCAATTTTTTACCTTTAAATTCTACAGGTAAATAATATTCTTTGTAAATCATAGTTTCATTTGTTTTAATTGTTTTCCAAATTTGGCTTCAAATAGATTTATATATTTTATCCCATCTTTATTTTTCTTGCGAAGTTTTAAAATAGTTAGAAAATTGTTTCTCCAAAATTCATCACCACGAACTTTAGAAGCTATGTAATAAACTTTTCTTGGCGAATATCCATCTAACCTTTCAAGTTTATCTATACAATCAATCCAAGCCTTTTTGTCGGCTTGTGTTTTTGGTTGTGTTTGTATTGGAAATAACTCACAAATTGGTTTAAATGATTTCAAAACCATCTCTGAATATTTCTCCTTTTTATATTCTAATGTATTATTATTTATATTATTATATATATTATCCTGGTGAATATTTTCTATAGGGGGTGCATTTTTTTTCACTACCTCTAGAAAATTTGTGATATACATTTCTCGGCTTTCAATTTCCTTTGAATTTTCTTTATAAGTCATCTTTAATTTAATATATCCTGCAGTTTTTAATTGTCCAATCCAATCGGTTATTGATCTTGTTTTTACGTTATATAGGTCAGCAAAATATTTATTTCTTGCAAAACAAAAACCTTTCTCATTACATAGGGCAGTAATTTCGCCATATAATAATTTGGCATTAGGGGTTAGTGTTTGGTCATATCTGACAAATGCAGGTATGATGGCATAATAGCTTTTCTTCATTTAATCTTTACAGGTTTTCGGTAATGTTTTTTATTTCATTACAAAATTTTCTCAATCTGTCGTACATTAATTGTACATCTTCGTTTGATATTTCCTCATCTTGAAACTTTAAGAAAAGTGCTTCAATGAGTAAATCAAACTCAACTTTAGTTAGTGATCCGATATAAGTATAATTTTCATAATCCTCAAAATTATGAACAACAGTAAATCGAATTCTTTGTTTCGATTCTGACCAATAAACCATTTTATAACTCTGAATCATTGGGTTTTGATAAATAAAGGTCTATAATTTCAATAGTTTTATCGTAGTCATTTGTCCAATGACATTCCCAATTCTCTTTTCTTAATCTTTCTAAAGCATCTTTTTGACTATCGGTTGGTTTGTTATACCCAATCTTTAGTTCAATGGCAAGACCATATCTTCCTGTACCACCTCCTCTGAATATAAGTATATCGGGGACACCTGCTTTGCCACCTAAATATTTAAACTTAAATCTTTCAAATGGACT